GTGTCCTAAGATAGAGTTGCTATCGTTTAGGATGAAGTTGCCTTCAACACCAGAAGCCTGTCTAGGTATCTGTCTCATAGCACCCTGGACACCAGGCGTAGTTATGAAGTGGATAGTGCTACCCATAGCATTATCGTTCTGAATAGCAGCTTCCATGTCTACAATTTTGGCATAAGTTAATGCACCACCGTTTGTACCAATAGCAACAACCTGCGTATCTGACTCTTCTAAAATACCGCTTGGCTCATTTGAACCACCTCCATCAATCGCAACTTGGTCAATCTTAGAAGCCATAGTTTGCACTACGTCATTTCTTAGGATTGCTTCAACTGACGGATCAGATTGAAGTGCTAATTTTCTAGTGTAGTCAACATAAGTAGCTAGAGTCTTAGGTGCCATTGTGACTTGAGAAAATACGGCCTGGCCCTCTGATGGCGCCGAACCTTCAGCCACGAAGGCTGTATTAGTTACAGAGGCAGATAGCTTTGGAATCGCTATATCACCTTGTAAACCACTCATCACTCTTGCGCCTAATTGTGCAACTACTGATGTAGCGTAAACCTCACCAATGAACTCATTGCCTAGATGGTCAGTTCCTTTTAAGAAACCACCTTGCGAGTTAGTTCCAACAGTTTGGTCACGTTGGCCCCAACCTATATCCATAGGCAGGTAGAATCCTCTTGCAGATTTTCCAGTACGATTTGCTATCTCGTCTGATATTTCTCTTTCGAGCCCTGCTTTAGACCAATCACCGCTTGATGCTGCTCTTACTGCGTTTAAAAAAGAATAAGAACCTCTGTCTTTTTTGTTTAATCCAACAACGGCGGCCGGTGTTTCCAACACTTCGTCATTCGATATAGTTTCTAAAAGTATTCCTCTAAATTGCTCTAGGGAATGCCCTTTTCCTATAGATTCAGTCGCTAAGTCTCGTTTATTGTGCTGAGTTGCTAACGCGATAATTTCTTTTGCATTTTTAGCAAAATCTGTCTTTGCGCCTTCAACGGCTTCTGAACGAACCTCAACGAGATCTATGTCTTGTTTTGTTTCTTCCATGTTTATTCCATGTTTATTAATATTAACAGTAGATTTTTCTACTGCATCTTGTGATCTAGCCACACCAACCATAGGGGAGGTGTCGGCCGGCAAACTTACTAAGCTTGCTTCCATTGGCGACCATGCTGCGCGGAATGTCGCCTGTTCTTGCGTTTCGTCTTTTTGCATAGAGTTAATCCTATACCCTACACTTACAGACTTTCTTATTCCGTCTAACACATCTTGCCAGGTAGATTCTGCAAGTGCGCTTTTCCCAAATCGCACGGAAGCCAATGTTCTACTGGTTCCAGAATCTAATTTAAAATCTTCTACTATGCCTACTTGCTGAGTCGTATCATGATCCAACAATAATGGCATATTTCCAGACCGCGCCCAATTCATATCAACTGAATTTTCGCTATGGTCGAGAATCTCTAACCCAAAACTCCGTTCAACAGGTTCTTCACTAGAGAGAGCAATACGAACCGTTCTTTTCTCTTCGTCTATATACTCTGCTCCAGCAAGATCAACTGAACGATAGCTTTTCTCTGAGCTTAATGCCCTATCTGCTTCCTCTGGCTCGGATTCAGTTTCTTCAACCGTTTCAGTAGACTCTTCTACTTCAACCGTTGTTGTTGCTTCCTCTTCCTCTTCGGTTACATTTTCATCTTCTATGTTCATACCCTTGTAACTCCGGATTATTTAACAAAAGGCCAAATGGCCTATTTTTGAATCTATATCATTAGACTCAAAACCTTTTAACAACAAGCAAAGTACCCTTATCCATGCAAACAAGACTAACGGAGTGAAAGCCAGTCTCTTTCTTTGCTCGGCGCAATTAAAACCGCGCACCCACCCTATGTTGTTATTCATTTCCTTGGATCTCCGGCTCAACCGCCATTTGAGTTGCCCCAAAAGGTTGAAAAGCAGTAGATACTCCATATTGTTCAGCTAACTTAGTCTCTCTGTCGTGTTGTTCCATTAATTCCTCTACGTCACGGCCATAGGCACTTTGAATATCAGACATGGTAACTTGACCAGACTTCAAACCAAGAATGTTGGCTTGTATTTCTTTTTGTGGATCTACATAACTCCAAGATCTAGCGATAAAATTGGCGCTATCTGCAAACTTATCAAATCGAGTAATAGGCATAGGCACAACATTAGTTGTCATTGCCATTTCAAGCCACTCTCTAAAGACAGGCTCAATGAAATGGGTAATCATAAACTGTTGAATCATTTTGTACTGAGCTTGATCCTCTAAGCTTCCTGCGCGGATTGAACTGTAATTAACAGAACTTAAATCGTTAGCTAAAGAATGATAGGAAACATTTAATCCACTTGCTATGCCGCGCAATATAGCTTTTTCAAAAGCATCAAAAGCGGAAGTAGGATGGTTTGGTTCAAATGATTTAAAATCCATGCCGGACGGTAGTTGTTCAAAAGTACCAGGTTCCGCTTCCATGACCGGTGTAAAAGTATCTTCATAATCTTCACCTACATAACCGTCTCCGCCTGGACTAATATAAAACCCCATTTTACAGGCTGCCAATCGTGAGGCAGTTAATTCCGCTTGTCTATATCCATTTAAAGTATGTATCTTGTCCATAGCGGTTGCCGTCCAGGGTACACCTCTTGTCATTTCTGGCCGTTCTTGTATAAAAGCATGAATCATTCTATCCGCAGGGATCACGGTATATTTTTGTCCTGTTGTTACATAAGTAGAAGTGTCGTAAGGATGATTTTTAAACAAATGATAAGCCAACGGCCTACCTACTGAATTGCATTCAACACCCATTCTAACTTTATTGCCGTTACTTGCTTTATCGGATAACTCTTCGTCTAAATGATCTGCCTCAATAAATTGCAAACTGTAGCCAAAGGGATTATCTGTATTCTTGACATGATGTATTAAACACTCACCATCCCTTGCCAATGTTTCAATAAATAATCTTTGACTATCTATAAAACTTAGCTTACCGGTCACGGTACAATTATCTTTTCTACACCATTTAGCAAATTCTCTTTCTATAATTTGATTGCCAATAATATCTAATTGTCCATTGTCGTCTCTTGCCTTGCAAGATAACCGAATGCCTTTTTTACCTACTATGTTAGAAGATAGAAGCGCTAGGTATCTTTTAACATAAGAGTCATTTCTAGCTAATTCTCTAGATCTGTCTCGTAAGGTTCTAAGTGCAGGGCCTATCTCTGCATCTGCGCTTTTTGATGTAGCTAAAAAATCCGCAAACAGTCGTCCTTTGTTCGCACCTGCGTAACTGCGATATTGTATTTTTTGTTTCTTTCTTCTTTGAAAGATTCGGTTGTACCAGGCCATGCTATTCCTCTGCTATTAATGGCTTTTCTTCTTTCTTATCTTCAATAATTGTTTCGCTCTGGTGAATAACAGGCTTCTTGGTTATGCGCTTGTTAAACCATTGCTCAAAATCTTTTATAATTAATGCCATCTTTAAAACCTCACTTTAATTGATTGTCCAGTTGCTTCGCCTTTACTAATACGGTCTTTTTTCTTTTCTAAAGACACGCGGTATCTATAAAACTCATACCAGTCTCGGATTTCTTGTGGTGTCATTCGTGAAAGAGATCGACCAGCTATGCTCATGCTTGATTGATCTATGTTAGCTCTGTTCTCCAACATAGCCTCTAAACTGTCTAGTACAACTCGCGCATGACTTCTAGGATCTGAGGTATCTGCATCTAAATTAGCTTCAATAGTTATAAAGCCTTCATTTATTGATATTCTTTGCGAGCTGCCGTTAGTAATGTATTCTTGATAACTATAATCCCCTTTTGTTAAATTTACCGTTACGGCGGAAGGCACAATTACCGTATAAGCAGTAGCACTTTCTGTAATATATGTGCTATCTAAGGCTATTTCGGTAGCGGCACTAGAGAGAAGCCGCATTGAGTAAGTTAAAGTGTAGTCTGCCGTAGGGTAATCCGTGACTATATCTTCTCTTTTCCAGGCCCATTGATCGCCTACTATTAAATTTGGAATATTGCCTGGGTAGTTAGTTGAATCAAATAAATTAGCCAATACTTCTCCTCATATTTCCAATCGACACTATGAGCGATTTAAGGGTTGTCAACTGTTACCAATCCTTCACAAACGATTTCTTTTTTCTAGTGTTGCGCCTTTCTTTGTGTAAATTTCTTGGAAGAGGATTTTCTTTTGTTTTTTCTTGATCTACTTCTTTTGGTTCATTCACTTTATTATTTATCTTTTCTAGATCTGGTTGCAGTATGTTAAGAGCCACAAGGCAATAAATAAATGTATCTAACCCCTCATTCCTTTCTCGTACCGGCTTCCATACTACCGTCTTTCTGCCTTTGTAATATTTAATAGCTCTCTTCTCAGACGTTAGCTGTTTAAAATACTCATCATCCACCGTATTAGGGAAGTGAATATAACCAGGAGCCGGCTCATCAATTTGCAACCAGGCAAAGATAACTTCTTTAGCTGTGTCCACACCAGCAGGAAAGAGTTGTATGCGCTGCCTTCCACTTTGCGTTGGCTTGCCGGCTATCGGTTTACCAGCTTGTGATTGTCCTTTAATAGCAAAGATCCTTCTGCTTTGTCGCACTTTAACAAAATCATAAACCGATTGCGCTTGGTAACCAGAATCTACGGCGGTACAGGCTATGGGTACGCTGGTTCCATCCTCTTTTTCGTAGCGCCTTTTTAAATATTCATCCATTTCATGCCATACCGTAAATTGGGCCGGATCTCCAAAAAAGACTTGATAATCTAAAACAAAGGAATGACTTTCTAGGCCCCATCCTACTACTTGCACTTCGAGTCGGTCGCCTTGCACATCACATCCGGCAGTAATCACTAAAACATCATTTGGTATGCACTCTGCGTTGTAATTTTCTCTGCGCTTCATTAAACCTTCGGCTTCTATCTCTTCTCCTTGATCGCGCCACACTTCGGCCAGGCTTGTATTAATAAAAGTGCGAAGGATCTCTGGATGTTTCTTGGCTTCAAGGAATGAGCTAACCATATTTTCCCAAGTAGACCAGGGAGAATATAATTCGTTAATTAAAAATCCGGCTACTTTGTTTATATCTATATCAGATCGCCACTCTCCATTACGAACCATAATCAATTTATCTTTTTCTTCCATGATGCCGCCGCACTCTTGGCAAACATAATTAGTGGTTGATGGGTTATCTTTTTCCCAATGTACTTGTGACCATTTGAGAGTAATGAATTCTTTACAATGCACACACGGAACATAGAACTCTCTTTTGTCGGACGTTTCCCACGCGGCTTGGATTCGAGACAATCCATCTATCGTAGGAGTAGAAGCCATAATGATTTTGCGATTTGCAAAAGTTGTAGTTCTTTTAGTAGCCAAGGCTATTGGATCGCCTTCGGTTCCGGCGGAAGCAGGGTAGCGGTCGCATTCGTCAATTAACAAAACACGAATAGGTCTTGAGGCCAAACCACTAGCGGAGTTGGCTCCTACTATTGTTAGATGGCCACCAGGAAACTTCTTATGTAATACGGTATTTTCTGAGTCTCTTGATCTTGGCTCCTTTACTAAATCCTTTAAAGTAGAACTGTTGGCCAACATAGGGGCAAGTCTATCTTTTGAAAAAGCGCGGCCCATTTCTATCGTAGGTTGCATTATCATAACTGGCGCAGGATCTTGAGAAACATAATATCCTAATATATTTAAAAGTATCTCAGTTGCACCTACCTGGCTACTCTTCATAAACACAATCGTCTCTATGTTCCTATCTGTTACCGCATCCATAATACCTCTTTGATATTCGGCGCGGTTTGTTCTCCACAAACCAGGTTCGGCAGAACTTTCAGAAGTAAGTTGGCGGTATAAATCGGCCCACTCGCTAACCAGTAGCTTCTTTGGCGGCTCCCATGTTTGGCTCGTCTTTCCCCATATCCACTCTAAGGGATTCTGGTAAATCTTCTCTTGATAACTCATGTAATGCCTCATGTACTTCTTGCGTTAATAAATCGTCTACCTTTTTATAATCTAAACCAATAACTTGATGCGCCATCTTAGACGGCAGGTTCAAAAGTTTGGCTCTTACATTAGCTACAAACACGCTCCAGGTGTTTTTGACATCTTCCGCTTTGATGACGGCTTGGCTTAACACCTCATATTCCATTTCAGCTTTGTCTGCTTGCGCTTTGGTGAGTCGCGTTTTGTGTTCGGTGATCGTGCCGTCATCCATGTTGCTAGTCAATCTGGCTTTGGTTCTTAACCAATTTATGTAAGCGTAGCGGCAAGTGTTTATATCCATAGATTTACCACGACCAGAAGGCAAAATAGCTTGTGATTTAAGCTTTGAGACATATTCCGGTGTAATGTCTAAATGGATTCCGATTTCTTTATTTGTGGCCATGACTGCGTAAAATTAAACCAGTTGAAGAAGGGCACGGTCTAAAGAAGGATCGCTGCCTCGAAACCTATGGCGCACTATTGCTGAGCCAGTACCTTTTACCCCCCCATGTAGCCTATGTCTTAGCGATTTCATTTTTTATTGATGTAATAATTTAACAACCTTTTCATTTCTTTTGGGAATACATTAGCAACTACCTTCTCGCCTAT